CGCACTGGCTCCTTGTGCTTGTGCTCCTAACCCTTGTAAAGCAGAACCTAAACCAAACTGTCCACTTAGTAGAGCTTGTTGCCCTTGAAATCCTTGTCCCGCTAAACCAGCTATTCCAGATGCCGCGGCTCTTTCTGCCGCCCTTTGTCTTGCAAACTCGCTAAGACCTGTCTGTTGGGCCTCAGAGAAGCCTCTAGCGCGTATTCCACCCAAAGCCTCAGCCAACCCCCTACCAAGAGCTTCTTGACGCTCTCCAGCGCCTAAACGAGCTCTAGAGCCAAATGCAGATTGTCCCCCTCTAGCTATATCACCAGCTCTAGCGGCTATGTCTTGTCTTGCTCCAGCTTCCATTATGTCGTCTATGGTTTGTTGGACCACGCGATCTTCGTATGGATTGTAAAATCTATCAGTAATAGCTTGGTCATATCCGCCCATGGTTCCTCTAAGAATATCAGCAGACTCACCAAGTCCTGTTCTTAAATCACCCACACCAGATCTAAGAGCTTGTATTCCAGAACCAAATGCGCCCTCAGCTCCAGTAAGGAAACGATCTTGTAAACCAACACCTTGTCTTGCTAATGCTTGCGCTCTTAGTTGATCTGGAGAAAAACCAGCAACCTGTTCTTCTATCACTATTGGTCTGCCTTCCTCGTCAAAGAAAGTTTTTTCAGCAGCTCGCATTGCGCCTGGTATAAATCCACCTTCTCCACCCACACCAAACAACAGTTGTTCAGTCAAAGGATCTAAACCAGAAGCTATTTGTTTTACACTACCAACGTACGGCATACCTTCTTGGCTTACAGGAGGAGGTGGTGTTACTGCTGGTGGTGGCAATGTAGTTGCAGCTGGCATATCTGTTGAAACAGAATCAAGAGGTCCAACTTTCGTCAACTCTCCAGAAGACATTGCAACTGAATTGCCCAAATCTACAGGTGTTCTTGTAATAGTTGGAGCTGATGCTGTCATCATTGGACTGTCAAACATTCTTCCTAATTTAGCACCCATAGCCGTAGGTCTAGGCATCTGTGGTGCAATACCAGCAGATTGTAAATTAGCATTAATTTCTTGGACATTTATCTTAGGTATCTGCACTGTTTGACCGCCTGGCAAAGTAATAGTTTGCATAGGCGTTCCGGGTGCTATACCACTAAATTTTGGGTTTGTGATTGGCTGTGGAAATGGCTCCATTGTTGACACACTTCTGTCTTGAGGAATTTGATTCCGCAAATCATCTGCCATTCTTCTTATATTTCTAAAAAAACTCATATCTTATGAGGGATTGGCTTGGCCGCTAAAGGTGTCCATGACCTTATACATAACGTCCATGCCTCTTTCCCTGTCCTCTTCTAAACTAGGTACTAAGTTAATTATTCCACCTGGTTCTGTTTGCATTTCATAAGAACCAGCTCCCCTGACTGCTCTTGCCGTCATTACAAACTCTCCGTCTGATAGCATAGCTGGTATATCGTCACTTTGTTCTGTTCCTAGACCATTTATATCGCCATCCATTCTAGGAAAGCTCTTGGGATCCATTTCTCCGCCCTCTTGCATGGCTACGGCTCCGCCTTGTGCAAAGGCCATGATGCCACCGCGCATCATACCTCTAGCCATTCCGCCTGTAAGATCTTCAATAGCTCCGCCCATTGCAGCCATTCTTGGTTGTCCACCTGATAGTTGTGGTATGGTGCCTTCTGGCAATAAACCAAACTCAACTGGGTTAGGTCTTGCTTGTCCCATTCTTCTAGCTATCTCAGCTTCAATGTTGTATCTACCTGTTGGACTCATGGTGACTAAAGGCGTTAGTCCAACACCTTTTTGTTTTTGTGCGTCTTCGTAAGCTAACTTACCTAAACCAGCGGACAGAGCTCCGATACCAGCCATTTTAGCAAAATTGCCAAAACCTCCACCGCCAAAGCCTCCTCCACCGCCAGTTCCAGCTCCAGCTCCGCCACCAAATAAACTACCAACATTGCTCATAAATCCTGTGCTTGCGCCACCAGCCGCTATGTTTTGTAGTTGTTGTAGTTGTTTAGGATCCATGGCTGCCATTTCTTCTGGCGTTAGGCCAGCTAAAGCTGCTTGAGCTTTTTGTGCTTGTTGATATGCCTCCACTTGTCCAGCAGTACCACTACCCATACCAATCATATTAGCCAACCCCTTTCCGGCTTCTGGACCTCCAGCGTACATGCTACCTGTTTCTCCAAACATGCCGCCGCCAAGCAAACCAGCTTTTGTGGTTAGTGCCTTCTGAATTCCTCCAAATCCACCAGCCGTTCCACCAGCTATTGAAGATATACCTGGTATTCCTAAATTTGCTATACCTCCAGCTACAGTGCTTCCTATTTTACCTAAAGCACCACCTATGCCTGGTATTTTAGTAGCAAAGCCACCAATACCACCAAGCACGCCACCTAATGCTGTTCCAACACCAGGTATAAAAGAAGCTATAGGAGCTACTTTTTTGACTACTTTTTTTAGTTTTTTTCCTATTTTTTTGAAGAAGCCGTACTCAGGCACTCCAGTTTCTACGTTAAGATTGGCAATACCTGAACCAGCTGTATAAGCCTCTGGATCTAAACCCGTTTCTCGAAACTTTCTTTCTACTTCTGCTTCAAATTTAGGATCTTCAAAAAATCGCGGATCTAGTATAACTTCACCTGGAGTTAAGTGCGCCAATATAGTATCTTCACCCGTGCCGGCTGACTGTAAAATGTTTGCCATTTCACCTAAAGGCGCTTGGTTTCTTGCTTCTGCTTGTTCTAAAAGTCCTCGTAAAGTTTTTTGTTCTTCTGGATCGTCTTGTTCCATATCTGTTATTGCGGGCCTAAAGAGATTAAAGTCTGCTGGCGCCGGAACACTTGGCCTTAACTTTAATGTCTCCTTTTCTGTCGCCATATCTTCGTTTGATAATGCTCCTCTAGGATCGGCGAAAAAAGCATCTGGATAATTCATTTTAGGCGGCATATCGCTTATTGGAATAAGATCTTGTGGCAAGTAAAGTCCCTCACTTCTGTCTTCAATACCATTTTGGTTTGCATCTCTATATTCCATAGTCATTATGGGACTTAATGTCATACCTTCTGGTATTGGTGATCCGTCAAACATGGTTGGAGTTCGAGTTTCTATCTTAGGTTGTCTAAACCTATCAAACGGACGTAAAGGGTTCATTGGTTCAATAGGTCTAGGTTCAAAAGGCACTCCTATCTCTGGTATCGTTTTGCTGCCTTTTGCTGGTAATTTAAACACTGCTCTTAAACTTTCTTCTAATGCACTCATTATGTACTCACTGTTACTGTTCCTAAACTCATTGTAACAGACAATCCTGTCAAGTAAGTCTGATGCTCGTACAGATTTCTAAACTCGGTGCCATCAAACGCTTGGTGAACCTCTGTCGTGGTGTTAAATATAATCGCTCCTGTAGCAAATTGCAATTCGTCAATCTCCGTTGAATTGAAGACTTGCACCGCATGAGGATCTACAGAACCTAAATTAATTTCTAAGATGCGAACCAATCTGTTAAATGTCTCTACGCTTACAACCTGTTCATCTGCGAGTGGCAACCTAGTGGGTAGTAATTTACTCATCTATCTTCTGCCAGATGGTTGTACTTCAACTCTTGTGTTTCCTAGTCTCCACTTATAATTTTTTCTTTCATTTTCTGTGTTGTCGTCGTCTGATTCAAACCTTAAAACAAACTGCCTACCTCTGGATCTTAAAGATCCAAAAGTGCTATTTGAGGTTATTTGAGTAGTTGAATCGGTAGATAAAGTTTGATTGCTAAAATCCCTACGCTTAACCACTATGTTCAAAGATCCGTTTTGGCTAGTACCTATTTCGTTCACAAACAATACATCGGGCAAAACTTTTTTCAAAAATACATAATTATCACCATCTGTTATATCTATGTCTGCTGATTCTACATAAACACCATCCATAGAATCAGTGTCGTTGTTAAAACCCTTTTCATGTTCGTAAACATATTTAACAGAAGACGCCTCTCCTCCCGCTATAGGTTTTGCAAACACACCAGCAGAAAGCCAACTGTATCTCTCTAAAGATCCTATGCTCCAAGAGTTTTCTTCATAATTATAAATGACGTACCTAGAAATCTCTGTTTCGTTATCGGTTAAAGAAGGATAAAAAAACCATATTTCACTAAACTCTTCGTTCAAACCAGCAAAGCATTTGTAGGCTTGTTCCTCGTCTAAATCTGAAAAAACATAATCTTGAACTGAACAAGGTAATTTTTGAACAGCTCCGTTATAAATATAAAAACCTTTTTTAGACATAAAGAACACGCCCTTTGGTGAGTTGACGGCTGCTTTAGGTCCTATCAGTCCAGCACCTTCGTTAATTAAATTCAAAGAAAAGGTTAAGGGTGGCCCTATGAAGTTCATGGAATATAAAGAAGTATCAGTCCAAATTAATATTTCTTGTCTTGACTTCAATCCACCGACTATAGTTGATCCAGAAGAAAGTCTTAAAGATCCAGCTGTGTTCGTTGTTAATGGCTCAAACTCAAGTTCGTTTTCTTGGTCGCTAAATGCAATCAACATTGGATCTATAGATCCTGACCTTGATCCACCACTTATTGGATCTGCTCCTAATACTATCAAATGTCTATCTGTTTCTGAGGTAATTACTTGCAAGCCAACAGTAGGCACTAGATTAGCACCACTAATACCTGACAGTTGCAAGGCTCTTGTGGATAGTCCGTTGTTTTGTTCCCACCTAAATATACCGCCAGCTCTAGGATTAATTATTAGGTTTTCTCCATAATTATCATGTGACCATAACCTAAGCTGGTTTACGGAAGACAAAGATGTTGAGGCTCCCCACGTTCCAGCGCTCCAAGTTCCTACCCCCCAACCCGTAGAAGATACATAAACATCTAAACCACAGTTTGTTTGATAGGCGGCGTCAGTTGCCGAGCCTCCGTTTCCTGAATCACTTGCGTTTGCTGTAACAGTCACGCCAGAAGTATTTTTAGCGGTTATGGTATAAGCGTTAGCGCTAGTTACAAGATCTATTTGGTATTCCTGGTTTAAAACAGCCGCCGTGACGTTACCGCCTAATGATACTGCGCTTGAAAAAGTAACAAAATCTCCAGTTACCGCACCATGGCTACTGTCTGTTACTGTAACTGTAGAAGATCCATTAGTAGCCGAAAAAGTAGCCGCATTTGTTGTGGTCGCTCGAATAGGTGTGATGTCATTGTAGGTACCACCTTCTTCTATGTAGTATTTATTGGTAGTACCAATACCTAAATATTTACGACCTTCTAAAGAAATCCAAGAGTGCAAAGCTCTTGCGGAACCTATTATTGAAGAAGTTGAATATTTTTGCCAACCACCTATTTTTTCTACGCGGCCTTTACGAAATCTAATCTTATCGCCGTCTACCCAACCGCCTTCATTGGCATAGTCGGTTTCTTCTTTATTGATACCGGGTTTAAAATTTAACTTGGTTAGAGGCATATACAGATTTTAACATATCTTAAAATGCTCTAAGCCAACCTAATTATGGCTCCAGTTGCAGTAGCAGCTGGAAAAACTACTGTAAAGTCACCGGCAGTCGAAGTTTTATCTCCACCAAAATCTATAGCGCAAATTGCTTTGTTAGAATTGGATGTATTGTAAATCAAACAACCTCTAGCTGTTACAGTTGCCGTGCCAAAAGTTAGATCTGCAAAATCTACTATAGCCGTTGTACCCGATGTTGTAGGAGTAACATTAGTCAATGCACTTCCTCCAGCAGTGTAATTAGTGCCCGTTGCTTGACCTGTCGTTACATAGGCTGTGGTGCCAGCTCCCAAAGTTGCAGAACTGGTGTAAAGCGCTAGTTTGAGCGTGTCAGCTCCGTTAGTTAAATTATGCCCTTCAACAAGTAACTCTTGTTTGAAACTTGTTGCTATTGCTGATGTTATTGCCATTATAGCTCCCTCAATATTTTAGCCATGTCTTCATGGCCTTGTTCACTCAATAAATTCGAGTAAGTCTCTCC